TAAATGAACGATCCTATTAAGGATCAGATTGAAGGACAAGTTCCACAACCGGTTGATTTAGCCATGTTTGAGGAAGAGCTAGAGATATTACGTCAATCTCAATCCTCAAACCAAAGTGTTGACCAAGGTCAAGAAGTAACTACTCCTCAATCTGAATCCGCACCCGTTTCTACGGAAACACCACAAACAGTCGAACCTCAAGATAGAGGTCCAACAAGAGCTGAACAAAAAGAAAGATTACTAGCAAAAAAAGAAGCTGGTGAAGACGTTACATTTGCTGATACCTTTGGTGGTCAATCAGCAGATTTACGAAACCCTTTAAATTGGTCTAACTATGCTGGAGCTGCCGGAGCTGGCTACGTTGACTTTTTAACTGATACTGTTAATCTCATTCCCGGCGTAAACATACCAAAACTTCCACAATACGAAAGTGCAACTCTTCAAGGCATTAGACAAATGTCTTCTATTATTGTTCCTAGTTTAGGAATCTCTGGCTTACTAAAAAAAGGAGGAGTACAAGCTCACGCCAAAGTTAAATGGGCATTAGGTGATAAACGTCTAATGAAATGGTTTGGGAGTGCCGGTATAGATGCTGCCTCTGGTGCAGTAGTTGACCAAATTGTAGAGTTTAATGAATTTGAAGATAATGCAACTGGCTCACTTAAGAAGATGTGGCCGCAGACATATGGATGGGTTCCAGATGATATAGCAACACTAGATTCCGATAGTCCTGATACTAAAAGAATGAAGAATAGAAATGAAGGCATTGGTCTAAGTTTCTTTGGAGATTTCTTATTAGGTGCAACAAAAGTTGCTAGGGCTTTAAAGAATACAGATGAAGCTCTTAGTTGGGTTCCAAAAAATGAAGAAGCAACTAAATTCGTTAAAAAGAATTTTAAGAAGGCAAAGAAAGGAGATATAGATACAGAGATCAAAGTAAACAATGAGGCTAGAGCCGCTCAATTTAATGAGATGGGTAGAGTCAACATGGAGGAAAGTGTTGATTTAGATCAACCCATTAAAGGTGTTCATGATGTTTACGATGATTATGAAGTAGGTTTCAGAACAGCAGATCCGGGAGGGATTGTTGCTGCTCAATATGACTACTATCGAATAGTAAATAATATAGATAGTGTTGATGGAGATGTAGGTAGTATCTTTACTGACTCAGCTCTTAAGAACACTATTAAAGCTAAAGACGGTGGTCATATGACTATGAAGGAATTAGTCAAGAACATTAAATTAGATATCGAATGGCACTCACCTAAAGGTGTAAAGATAACTCATAAACAAGCAGTAGAAGTTGGAGAAGATATTGCATCTGCTCTATATGAATTTGATAATAAAGATCAAATGAGAAGGCTTTTATCTAACTTTGAAGGTATCGATGTTGATACTGGAGCAAAAGTTTTAAAGACTGAAGGTTATGTAGGAGTTACTAAAGCTATATCTAAGTACTTTGATGATTACATGAATATGGATCTAGCTCGTGCTCAAGCCTATGTTTCTGAATCTTTAGCTGACCAAGTTGTTGGTTTATCTGAAGGGATGAGATTAATGGATGGAACTACAGCAGTTCAAAATGCACAAGAACAGATCTTAGATAGATTGCAATACCTAATGACTATTAAAGGGCAAACATCTTACGCCAGAGGTAGAGCACTTAATATGTTAAATCTTTGGAATAGAATTAATCCTTTTAGTAAGTATGGCAAGAAATTAGATTTTTCTAATTACGGTGGGAAAGCCAAGGTAATGGAAAATGCTTATAAATATTTAAAAGAAAATAGTGATGATACCTTAGCTCAGTTTGAAGAGATTGCTGAATCATCTAGACAAGCAATCGAAACTATTCGAGCATTAAGTAAAGAAAAACCACATATGCTAAAGCCGCTATTTATGGCATATGAAGCTACTCAAGGCAATGTGCAAAATATTGCAAGAATGAATGAATACTTTAAGCAAAGTACTGGTGTTTTTAGTAAAGCTCTTATTGATTTCAATGGAGAGTTTGATTCTTTATTTATGCAAGGTGTATGGAGTAATATCTACAACTCAGTTTTGTCTGCTGTAGGTACTCCATTAAAAGCAATGGCTTCAAACATAGCGTTAATGATTGAAAGACCTATTGCAACATATGCTGGAGCAATGCTTAGTGGAGATATTCAAACTATTCGTAAAGCAAATTATATGTACTTTAGTGGTATTGGGGAAAACACCCAACGAGCTATGGATCATTTTAAATTTGTTTTTAGAAAAGCTTGGACTGATCCAACATCCGTTGGTTATATAACTAGATCTGATATTGCTATAAAAAATGACCAGAATGTTAAAGCACTTAGAGCTATTGCTGATGCAGCTGAACAAGAAGGTAATTTTGGACCAGCAGCATTAGTTAATCGAATTGAAGCTATGAATGATATAGCTGAACATCCTTGGCTTAGATATAGTGCAAACTCTATGACAGCAATGGATGGATTTACTAGAGCTTGGATTGGAAGTGTAGAAGCTAAAGGTAGAGCTTTCGATCAAATTATGGCGAAAGGTCAGAAACTTACAGGTAAAAGAATTAATCGTATTCAGAAAAAAGTTTACGATGAAATGTTTGACAGTACTGGAATGGTTACTGATAAAGGTGTTGAGTATGCCAGTAAGGAAATAGCAATGAACCTTGATAATCCTGCTGTTGACTCTTTAAATGTACTAATTAAAAAATTACCTCTTCTAAGACCTTTCTTAATGTTTCCAAAAACATCCGCTAACATGATTAGTTTCACAGCTAGTCATAGTCCTCTTGGATACTTTTTGAAAAGTTTTGACAAATTTGGTAAAGATTTTGACCAGATGTCAAATACTGAAGTTATTAGTGCTTTAACTTCCAGAGGAATAGATGTTAAAAATGTTGATATGGAAGCTGCATACAACACTATAAGAGCTGAACTGAAAGGTAGAAAAGCTATTGGTATGACAATGGTGGGTGGAGCAGCAATAATGTTTACAAGTGATCGTCTTCATGGCAATGGTATATATGACAAGACAAGGCGAAAAACCAGACAACAGCTTGGTTGGAAACCTAGAAGCTTTAAAGCTTGGGATGGTAAATGGTATAGCTATGAAGGATTGGGAGCTATTAGTGATTTTATTGCTATAACTGCTGATCTTATGGATAACTTTGATACACCTTTTGGTGGACCACAGTTAGGAACTCACCAAGGTACTCTCGACGAAGGTGGTCTTGAAGTAGGCATGGCAAAGATGGCATATATTCTTGGAGCTAACTTAACTAATAAAAGTTTTCTTGCTGGACTAGAACCTATGTTTGACGTTCTACAAGGTAACCCTTCTGCTGTTTCAAGATGGACAGCTAGTTTTGGTAGTGGATTACTTCCTTATAGTGGACTTAGAAATGAATTTAGTAGATTACTAACTCCTCAATTAAAAGAAGTAGAGCAAGAATTTCAACAACTATTCTGGAACCGTAACCCAATTCTTAAATCTCAATTACCAGATGCTTATGACTGGATGGATGGTGGTTTAATTAGAGAACCAGATAATTTCTTTGTTAGAGCATGGAATGCATATTCTCCAGTATTTAAAGTAGGAGAAGAGATGTCTCCAGAAAAAGAATTTCTTATAGAGATAGAGTTTGATGGTAGACCTCAACTTAATAAAAACGGTAATGGTATTGAATACACATCAGAAGAACGATCACAAGTCACTCAACTTATGGGTGAAGATGGTTTCTTTAAAGAAGAAGTTAAAAAGATAATGAACTCTAGGGAAGGTAAAGAATTTAGAAAATTATATAAAGAAGCAAGTAAAACTGGAGCCAATATTGATAGAGAAAAGTTTGGATTACTTCAAACACTTGTTAATGATGCTTTAAGAAGAGCACAGACATATGCAGAAAGAAGAATACAACTTAGAGATCAAGTTGAACAGAAAACTTACTATAACGACCTAATAGAAAAAGCCACCCTCGAAAGGAACATCGAAGAAATCCTGAGATTACAAAAAGAAGCACTACGCTTGTAAAGACAAATGGCGACAACTGAACATTTTTATACCGGGAATGGCTCCACCACTTCCTACGGTTTTTCATTTCCAATATTACAGAACTCCGATCTTAAAGTTGCTTTAGACGGAGTTACAAAAACTGAAAACACAAGTGGTACTAACAACGACTACTCCATATCAAATACAAACGTTGTTTTTAATTCTGCACCAGCTAACGGTGTAGATATACATATTTATAGATTGACTGATGTAGATACACCTAAAGCAACATTTGTATCTGGATCATCAATTAGAGCGCAAGACTTAAATAATAATTTTGACCAGTTATTTTATAGTGACCAAGAACAACATCAAAGAGTAAGAACTGTTGATGTTAGAGACAAGGCAATTACTTCCGCTAAGATTTTAGATGGAACTATTGTTAATGCTGATATAAATGCATCGGCAGCTATTGACGGTTCAAAACTTCAGGCTTCTTCTGGATCTAATTCTGGAAGTATGTCAGCTGCAAACTTCACAAAATTAGCTGGGATTGAAACTGGAGCGACCGCCGATCAGACTGATGCTGAAATTAGAGCTGCTGTAGGAAATGCTACTAACAGTAATGTATTTACTGATGCTGAAAGTACAAAATTATCTGGAATTGAAACTGGAGCTACCGCAGATCAAACTGCCTCAGAAATAAGAACCCTTGTAGAAAATGCTACCGATAGTAATGTATTTACTGATGCTGACCATACTAAGCTTAATGGCATAGCAACTGGAGCTGAAGTAAATGTGAATGCTGACTGGAACTCTAGTTCAGGTGATTCACAGATATTAAATAAACCAACAGTACCAG